TTGAAGTTCTTCTTAATACGAAGTTCTTGCAATAGATGCCGGAAGTGTGCAGCACCAGCAGATGATGTTGGATACTCCTTGATAATCAACTTGCCTTGTGTTGACGACTTGATTCGATTGATCTTCTTATTGAAAGAATCTTTCGGTAGATCACGAAGTTCGTCCATCGTGATATTCATCAAGTTGGCGTCAATACGTTCTGCAATACGCTCTTCAGACATTTCCATGGTGATATAGAGAACGTTCTTGCCCATGTCCAGATGATTTGCTGCACAGTGAGTCATAAACATCGTCTTACCAACGCCTGTGGACGCTAGAATACAAGACAACGTTTTCTTAGATACACCACCCTTAGTAATCTTATTGAAATACTTTAGGTCGAACTCTAGCTTCTCTTCCTTCAGATGGTAGAAGTCATACCGCTGTTCAGCATCACCAAGAAAGTCATGCCCGATGTTTGTATCAAAAGAGACTGCCAGAGCCTCAGTTAGAATCTCTGGCAATGCTCCTTTACCGCGTTTGTCATCTTTGCCATCAATGATCTTGATGGAGTCCATGATTGCATTATAGACGGCTCGTTCTTGACAGAACTTCTCCGTTTCGTTAAACAACCAATCAATGGACGTAGCCAAGTCTGCATTGAATGTCTGTACAGTATCTTTGCAGATTGAATACTCATCTTCACTAATATTTGTGAGAGACAAGATTTCAGACTGCAAAGCTTCCTTTGTAGGCACCCTGTAATAAGTCTTGACATACTTGTCAATAAGTCCAAACACGATCTTGTTAGGCCGTGTTTGGAAGTATTCGGTCTTCAGGAATGGGATCACCTTTCTGCAATATTCTTCATTATAAAGTAGATGTGAAAAGATTACCTGTTCTTCAATCACTTAACATCCTCCTGATAGTCAATAAGTCTCATGAACTCTTGACGCTTTTTATAGTGCCAACCCATCTTGCTAATCCAACCAGTGCCTGGATTAGATCCTTGTTCATTCAAATATTCTTTGAACTTAACTTCAAACTCTTCTTTAGTCAATCCGCTTCTCCGTAGATATCCGAGATATCTTCATTAGATACCATATCTTCCTGTGCAAGTCTATAGTTATCCTCAATATACTTGCGGAAAGATTTTGATTTCAAAACAGGAAGCCAGAAATCTTTGGTGTCTGTATCTGCACGGCGATAGTTCTTTGGTAGAACTTCGCCAGTTTCCATGTCAACTTGCTGATACCAACCGTTCTTTGGCTTAATCACATGACCAGAATCTAGAGCAACATCTAGTAGACCAGACCATGTTGAGATACCACCTTCAAAACGAACTTCAATAGGAATCTTGGACTTTTCACGAACATGGCGTGACTTTTCAACATTGATGATGAAGTTGTAACCAGTGACTTCGGTGCCATCTTTCTCTTGTTGACGACCAATGATGAAGATTGTATCAGCAGAATAATAGATACCAGTACCACCAGATACGACGGCCTTTGAGTACATTTCCTGTGTCTGGTATGTGTGATTCACAACGACCATTGGAATGTCTTTGATGTTTAGATGTGGCGTAATCATACGAAACACAGACTTGATCTGCTTCGCCCGTGACATATCTGCAACAGACTTGCCATCCTTGGCATCATCAACTTCTTTCTTAGAAGCCAAGTTACCAACAGAGTCAACAAAGATGATTACCTTGTCGCCACGAGAAATCACTTCAAGTTGCTGCATAACATCAAACTTGAACTGTTCAACGTCGGTGATTGGACTATGAATAACACGAGTAGTATCAATGCCAATGGTTTCAAAATACTTCTTACCAGCACCAAACTCCGAGTCGTAAAAGAGGCAGATAGCTTCAGGATATTTGTCAAGGTACGCTTTGACTTCTAGAAGACAGAAGAATGACTTGAAGTGCTTTGATGGACCACACCAGAGAGTTAGACCTGGTGTAATACCACCGTCTAGACTACCTGATAGTGCAACATTGAGCATGGGAATGGAAGTCTGAATCATGTCCTTCTTATTAAAGAACTTGGAATCCGATAGCACATCTGCTTCCTTGATTGTGCTTGCTTTACGTAGTTTGTCTAGAATGCTCATATAATCTCCTTGGTTTAAACCAGTATTCACTGTATCACAAAATCACTTCTTAGGCAATGTTTTTCCAGCGATCTTGTATAGTTTCTTGCGAAACTCTTCAATCTTTGCAGCACGATTTGGCCAATGGATGACATCTTTGTCTGCATCCTTGGCTAGATTGTCTAGTAGTGGTGTGATTGCTGCTAGTAGCTTGTCAATCGTTTGATCGTTCTTTGTTGTCTTAGAGACAATAATCGGTGCTGCAATATCTTCCGATGTGGTCGATGTGAAGCCAAAATCAAAATCTTCGTCCATTAGCTGAAAAAGTCCTCTAGTGTTGCGATCTTCTCTGACTTCCAACCAATCACATCCAGAATGCCCTGTAGTGGTGCAATGAACGCTTTATCAAACTGCATTGGATAGTCGATGTACTTCTCCAAATCAAACTCTGATGGCAACTCAGATGGACAGGAGATGACATTTGTTCTAGCGGGATTAGGTGTTTTCATGTAACAGAACTTCACCTTATCACCGTTTGTTATCTGCTCGTATTTATTACCTAGTCCATGACGCTCTAGCATACGATTGTACAGAATACTGCCACGAACATGAATAGGAGTACCAGAAGCATACGTTTCAATGTCTTTGGTTTCATACTTGTCTAGATCACTGACACCACGAGGGAATGCCACTTCCTCAAAAGGCAACTGTGTAAACATTTTACGAAAATCTGCGATGAACGTTTGCAGTGTCGTTTCACTTTCGTTCATGACAAGATTTAATGCCTTCTTAATATTATCACGACAAGATTGTGGTGTTGATGATTTGACCGCTTCAATGCCAGACATCTTTAGCTTTGCCGAATCGTATGCAACCCCTTCTTGATTCCAGACGTTTAGAATGTATCGCTTCTTTGCTGTCCAGATGGCTTTATCGGCAATAGCTTCACGCTTCATGAACATCTTTTGTGCATATGCATTCATCCGAACAGATAGTTCCAGATATGCTTTATCGATGAATGGTTCAATCTTACTAAGGCAAAACTTATCTAGAACTTCAACGATCTTCTTTGTGTCCGTTTCATCTGGCATGATCTTGTCGACCAGAGGTGCTAGTGTCACATAGATAGAATCTGTATCTGATGCAATGATATAATCATAGTCTGTCGTACCACATAGCTTGTTCAAGTATTCATTCATACGATCAGCAATCCAGCGGATGGAAAGCTGGCCAGACATAGTAATAGCTTCAGCGTGGTTGATGTCATACCAACGGAAGTATTTGTTGCCAAGTGCGCCATAAGCGGAGTTTAGCTGAATCTTCTTCGCCATCTGTAGGTTGTTGAGCCGTGCAATCTCTTTAGCAAGCTTAGGATCTTTGGTCTTTTCATACATCTTCTTGGCTTCGATCATCTGCTTCTTATAGACAACACGATCATCATACATCTTGGCCATGATAGCACCAAGAAAGCCCTGCTTGTCTTTGCGATATACACAACCATTGGCTGCATAAGAGTATTCAGAGCCTTGCAACCCAGTGTCTCTAACTCTCAACAGTTGATCGATGCTTAAGAAGTCCCACATCTTTTCAACAAACGTCTCGGGTGAGATGTTGTATTGTTGAATCAAATGTGGGTACAGAGAGTTAAGGTCGAATGAAACCATCCAACGATGCATACCTGTTTTTGGATCTTTAACATAACCACCAACAAGACTATCATCACTACGACCAGATTTCTTCTGATTGCCTACAACGATATTTCGTTGCATCAGATAGTTGTGGATGATTACGTCCCACTGGCGCACAGATGCTAGTGTATCCTGATAGTTTACCTTTGCGTCATAAGCAATAGCAAACACCAGTTCAATCAGTTTCATCTTATCTTCTAGCCGATCAACGATATGAACGTCATGAATGTTGTATTCAACGTAAAGCTGAAAGTTTCTTTCATACAAATCTTGTAGACTTGTGTAACCTTGTGCTTTATAGTCTAGCTTCTGGTCACCAAGTTCGACCTTGGCAATATGATCCAAACGATAGGATTCCTGTGATGTGTATGTAAACTTCTTGTAAAGTGCCATCCAGTCAAGTACAGTGATGCCCATCATGTAGTATGATGTCATCTTACGTCCCTTGATTTCAACATCATACTCGCGAAGCATTTGCCATGGGCTAAGACGCTTCGCAGCATCTTCTCCTAGAATCATCCGAATGCGACCAACAAGATAGGGAACGTCAAAAAACTCTACGTTCCAACCAGTCAGCACATCTGGGCTATAATCATAGGAGTTCCAGATATCTAGAAACTTCTGAAACAGTTGGTATTCATTTTTGCATTTGTAGTAGGTGATGTTGTCTTCGTGTGGTGTATAATCTCCACAACCAAACACCGCTTTCTTACCATTGCGCGAAATGGTAATAGCAGTCACTTCATTTGGAGTTGTTTGAATGGCAGTAGCAATATCTACATCGCCAACCACAGTTTCGATATCAAGACTGACAACAGAGATTGCAGAAGGATCGTACTTGATTTCACCTGGAAATGTGTCATACATGAATGGATAGATGAAATGGGTCATGCCATAGATTGGCATTCCATCGATGTTTTCATATTTTTTCTGAAACTCTTTTGCATCATCAACCGAATCGAAGTCGATCTTACCCACAGGAGAACCATGGATGTTTTTATACTTCGTATGTTCTGTTGTAGGAATAAACAGATATGGCTTATAGTTGACAACTTGCTTTACTTGTTTGCCGTTTTGAATGCCGCGTACATACATCTTGCCGCGCTGCATGAATGTGTTTGTGTAATAATCCATATCACCTCAACTGTTTAGAATCTCTCAATGGCTCATCTTACACCAAAGCGAGAGATTAGTAAACAGATAAATGTCGATCTTGCATTTTTATCAGATATTCGTTTAGCTTATCAATGTAGCCCATATTACGTAACTCCTTAAAGAGGAGGTTCTCAACAGAAAGTTCACCAGATTTGTGAATACCAGAAGAACGCATATTGCGGATCTTGATCTTGAGGCGCTTAATGTCCTCGCTATGGTCACCAGTCTTTGTGAGAACATCTTCGATCTGTTTGATTAGATGTTCAAGTCTATTCTTAAAGCCTGTGTCATTGTGAAAGTCACCTGGCTTCTCTTTTCTTGGCTTGAACAGCCACTTGTCTTGCATTAGAGAGTAGACACCACGATTTGCTTTAGGTGACACCAACTTCTCTCTATAACTCTGCGCATATAGTTCAACAGGATATCCCATGACAGTCAGCGATGGATGTTTGTATCCCCATAAAAGTTTCTTATCATAAAGATAATCATCAAGATACACGCGGTTGATACCTGGAATCTTTGGAATGTTGATCAGTAGATGAACGTCTAGATCGGAATGTGGTGTATAGTTATAGTTTGCATTGCCACCAGTGAACACGATGTCTTTGATAGCATCTTCTGGAATATTGGCAAACACAGCAAACATTCTACCAATCAATAGAAGACGTTCTTTGATGTTCTGCTTTAGTTCATCACCATCCCAGATAAGAGGATTCAACTCATCATGATACTGAAACGTAAGAGAGATATCTTCTCTTAGAAAGTGACCAAACTTGTGCATTGACATTCCTTATAGATTTTGATAAGGATCATAGTTGGCATCTGGGTACCATGAACCATTGAAGAGTTTGTTTTGATCTTTTACAGAAACAAACTGGACATGATCCATGTCCTTGAATGTATGTACTGCTTTAGGAGTGCCCCAATCTGCACCAGAGATAAGACCGTGCTTTGTTGCTAGTCTGCAAAGGAACGTATAGTCGCCTTCAAATGAAGGTTGACCATTGACCAGCTTTACGATATCACAAGCAAGCCCATAGTGATGTACACCAACATTCTTCAGCTTCGTGGCATGTTGATTGAAGAGTTGTACCTGGCGTTCATCTGAGCGATAAGTTTCTAGGATCTTTAGTGGTTGACCAGCAGCAGCAGATTCTGCCATAAGTGCCTCGACTTTGGCTTTGAACGCTGGGAATAACAAGTCTAAAGAGTTTACCATGTTTGTTGTATGAAACAATGGGCTCTTTTGGATTACATCTGTGTAGAAACTCATCGCTATAGTCCTTGAAACAAAAAGAGAGGGACAATATGCCCCTCTCTATTTATAGATTATCCTAGATAATCCCATTCGTCCTCAGTATATGGCCACATAGACAATCTCCTTATAGTGCAAGAAGATTATACATAGTGATCAAACATAGACCTGCAATGGTAAACCCTGCAACTCTTGATACAGGGACGATGTATTTTTCTAGCATTTATTTTCCTTCTCTTTCAGCCAGATATTCTGCGGTAGAAGAAGATTTTTTTGTTGTATGGATATCATGTTTGTCTTGAATGTCAATCTTCTTCGGTTTCTTATGTTCTGGAATGACATACTCCAGACCAACGCGAAGAATCCCATTTAGAAGTTCTGCGCCAGTGATTTCAACATGATCAGCAAGTGTGAACTGGCGCGTAAATGGACGCATTGCCAATCCTTGATGTAGAAATAGTGGCCAAGTCCATTCGCCTTCTGAATCTTTCTCAGAAGATTCACCTGACTTGACATTGCCCTTAATAGTTAGTTTACCATCAGAGAGTTCAACGTCAATATCTTCGCGTGCGAAACCCGCAACTGCCACTTCAATGACATACTTGTTTCCATCAATCTTTTTGATGTTGTATGGTGGGTAGTTCGTAGAAAGCTTTGCTGTCTGCTCTGCCGCTGATGCTAGTTTCTGTACTAGAGGATCAAAGCCAACAAAAAACTTATCTATTTCTGGGGTAAAAGCAAAGCTTGAGCCGTAAAAAGTGTTAGCCATATTAGTTCTCCTATTTAAGCGAGAGTTGATGTAATGTCTACCCATTTGGCATAGACGAGTTATTTATAAACGTTTCCACTTACTGCCGAGAAGAATCCTGGTCTTCATTCTGAACCACCAGGATTTCTCTTCTCTAAACTTTAACACGATTGCATTAGGATCACCAAATACAACCCACTCCCATATGAAGGGTGGTAGCTTCGGTGTAGGCGTCCATACTGGTTCCCATGGTTGCATAATGTATCATCCTGAAAGTTTGTCTTTTATAAATACTAATGTAGATCGCGGTGACTTGGCCGAAACCCATCTACTCTAGAAACTTGGGAGATTCCAGCATGACTACTTATACACCCTATACATATCTCATTGGTTGGTCTAAACTCAACAAATGGTACTATGGTGTTCGCTTTGCGAAAGGTTGTCGTCCGGACGATCTATGGACATCATACTACACATCATCCAAGTATGTCAAGATGTTTCGTGAAGAAAATGGTGAACCCGATGTGATTTTGATTAGAAGAACATTTTCTGATCGCATCCAAGCATTAGATTGGGAACATAAAGTTTTGCGTAGAATGAATGTGTCTACTAAAGACACATGGCTGAACAAGACAGACAATAGATCCGTAATAAACGACAGATATATGTTAGCAGCATCACATACTCCCATCGCAAACAACAAAAGATCAACGGCGATGTGTAAGAAGATATGGATCACTAATGGCAATGAGAACAAAAGAATCGACCAGTATGATCATATTCCTAAAGAATGGCACACTGGTCGATCTAATCTCAAGAGAACCTTTACTTCTAGTCAACTAGAAAGAGTAAAGAATATGGGTATAAACAACAAAAATAAGAGGATTGGAAGAAATAACGCTGCTTCCAGAAAGGTTATTTTTGGAGAAACCATATTCGATAGTATCAGAGATGCCATCAAATACACAAATCTATCAAAATATAAACTCAAAAAGCTAGGCGCTGTCTTTGTATAATCTAACGTTTTCCTATATTATATTTTGTTACAAGATTCCAATCATGCTTTTCTTTGTATGATAAAATCTTGATTTGATTTAGTGGAGTGATTGGTTCTTCTGTTTTCTTTGGTTCAACAATAGTGAGTAAACCCCACTCTGCCAAAAGATTGATGATTGTGTTTCTACGACCTTCATCTGTATCCGAGAAATCAGTTGGTTTGCCATCAAGAGCAAACAACTCTTTGAAGTGAACGATATAGTATTTCTTCTGCTTATGCAGAATATGACAGGACTGATACAGGATCTTGTCCTTACGTGAAGCGATCCCAATGCGAGTCAACGTTTCTTTAATCTTCAAGAAATCGTCTGGCTCTTTTAGGGTTACCTCTACTAGAGCCTCTACTGTCAGTTTCATTTTGTTCCACCCTTACTTAATCTTTTCTTTATGTTTTTTACCTGTTCGGATGACAATACAGACAACGCAACTTCAGCTTTTCGGTCCGAGTAACCGAATGCTTCTTTGATGATGTCTAGATCGGCATCTTTTTCTTTCTTAGGCCATTTCGACTTCCGAAACTTTGGTCTAACAGTATTTAGTAAAAAATCGTATTGAAGTTTCTTGTCTAGGTGATAGTATTGGTTAACAAGGTTTGCTAATGTTGCGGTATCATGAAACAAAGATAGCCCGCGGTTGACAATCCAAGGATTGTATTCTTTCTCCACTTGCGCTGGATCGTGTGGTCCGTTGAATAGGTTCTTATGTGTATTGATACTGTCGATGAAATCGAAGGGGCTATAGATCGCTTTAGGCCTAAAGTCCTCTTCTTCAACCTCTACAATATCACTGGCAAGATTCATTACATCGAATACACTGTTCACTTGAAATCGCAATCTGCCATGATCGATAGAACGAACGCAGCGGTATTGATTTCCTGATTGGCGACAAATGCAGACTTGTATTGAAACTCAGCTAGGTGAAGGATCAGTTGTCCAATAGAGTTGTCTTTAACAATATCTGCAATGTTATCGTACATATCACGAAACAGTGTGGTGCTATCAATGTCAGTGTTCTCTCCTACCCACTTACGAGCAGCAAAGAAGTTCTTTGCTTTCAGTGCAACAAGAAGTGTCTTATAACTATCAGACCCACTATTACCAAGAATACTCTTGTCGATATTGCCTGTCGCGGAATGCCTCTGAAGTTCATTTAGAACCCTCCTCCAATCTGGAAAGTGACGATTGATCAACTCAGCGATTACAGGCTTATCATACGTAACGCCTTCAGCATCTAGGATACCAGAGATACGCTTCATAAACTGAACCGCAAGAACGGGCTTATCTTTCTTGGCAATGTTAAACTCAACAACAGAACACCGAGAATGTAGAGGTGCGATAAGCCGATTCTTAAAGTTGCATGTCAGAATGAAACCACAGTTACGGCTAAACTCTTCCATGAAGTTACGAAACGCTGGCTGCACTTTGTCAGCAGACAGATAATCTGCCTCGTCAATGATGACGTATTTACGACCACCCTTGAACGAGACAGACGATGCAAAACCAGTGATTTCATTTCGAAGAACATCGATACCAGCATTCAACGAACCGTTGATGATGATATAATCACAGTCCAGTTGCTCTAGCATTGCACGAGCAACGGTGGTCTTGCCTACACCAGGACCACCCGTGAGTAGTAGATTTGGGATGTTCTTTTGATCAACAAACTGTTGAAACGTTTCTTTTAGATCAGCAGGAAGAATACAATCTTCAATCGACTTTGGCCGATATCGCTCCACCCACAAAAAGTCTTCAAGCATAATATATTCCTTTCAAACAAGATTCATTATAAGTAGATGTAGGTCACGATGTAACAGCATCTACCTACTCTAACGCTTTTACGGAGCATCAGCTATGTTTATATATAAGATCACGAACAAAGTCAATGGTAAAACATACATTGGCAAAACATCAAAGTCTATCGAAGAGAGATTTCGTAGACACTTCTATCATCACAAAACAGGAAATACACATCTATATAGAGCCATGAGAAAATATGGATTCGATAGTTTTTCTGTAGCAATGATCGAAGAAACTTCTCAACTAAATGAGAGGGAGATATTCTGGATCAAAGAACTTCAGCCCGAATATAATATGACTAAAGGTGGAGATGGTGGCGATTCATCTAAATCTCTCACTTTCATAAAATCAATAGAAGTGTATCATAAAAACAAATCTAAAGAATCTTATGCTACATATGGAATGCTAGGTAAAAAACAATCACAGAAGTTCTTCGAATCGATCAAGAAATCTAACAGTTGTCCAGTAATGTGTGAAGGTGTCCAATATTCTTCTGTAGGTGAAGCAGAAAAAGCTTATCCTGGTATCAATCTAAGAAAAAGATTGG